TCACCAACACGGGCGTCTATGGCGGCATCGATCGCGCCACCGCCACCATCTGGCAGACCAAGACGTTCGACGCGCACACCTACTCGGCCGCGATCGGCACGCAGGTGAACGCAACCACCGTGCGCCCGCTGCTCAACAGCATCATGACCAAGCAGTCGCGCGGCCGTGACTACGCCGATCTGCTGCTGATGAGCCCCGAGCACTACGCGGCCTACGACGCCGCCACCGTCGCGATCCAGCGCCAGACCAACGAGACGTCACTCGGCAAGCTGGGCTTCACCGCGCTCGAATACATCGGCGGCGGCAAGCGTGCCGAAATCGTGCTCGACGGCGGCATCGGATCGAACATGCCGGCCAACACCACCTTCGGGCTCGACACCGGCAGCTTCCGGCTGCGCTACCACCCCAACCGGAATTTCGACAAGCTGTTCGACGGTGACGGCATGCAACCGATCGACAAGGACGCGATCGCACAGTTCATCGGCTGGATGGGGGAACTGACGCAGGTGAACCCGCTGTTCAATTGGCGCCTGTACGACAGCGTGCCGGCGTCCTGACGAGGTACTCAGGGCGGATCGGCCCCCAAGCCTGTGGTCCGCTCTGAGCGCATCGGAACCGCCGCCCTTGTGACAAGCCGGGGCGGCGGTTCCACCAAATGTTTCACGCGAAACACACACCCTCAGACGGTGGAGCAAGGTCAATATGCAGACGCAAGCCCGTGATCCCGATAACAATTTGGTCGCCACCTTCCGCATGCTCGCGCAAAAGAACGAAGCCAAGAGCGCGGAGGCGGGCCGCCCGATCTTTGACGATGTCGAGGTGGTCGAGGTGCGCGTGCCCGGCTCGCGCAACTGGCAACCGTTCCCGGCGACCGCGATCTCGCATTGGTCGGTGGACCCGGTGACCGGCGAGCAGGTGAAGGTCACCTACGCCGAGCGGTTCGCGCACCAGTATCGCCAGTTCAAGGCGCAGCAGCAGCAGACCAAGAGCGGCACGCCGCTCGACCACGCGCCGTTCCTCACCGAAGGCAAGCGCGCCGAGCTACGCGCGCAGAACATCTACACCGTGGAGCAACTCGCCGCGATCGACGGGCAGGAACTGAAGAACCTTGGCCCCGGCGGGCGCGAGCAAAAGAACCGCGCCACCGAGTTCATCACCGAGAGCAAGAGCGGCGCACCGAGCACGCAGATGGTCGCCGAGTTGGAGGCGCTGCGGGCGCGCAACTCCGTGCTGGAGGAGGACGTCGAGGCGCTGAAGAAAACCGGCGGCGAGGGTCCGTTCCGCGACATGACCGAGGAGCAAATCCGCGAGTACATCGCGACCAACACCGGGCACGCGCCCACCGGCACGCTCAATCGCAAGACGCTGGTGCGGATGGCAATGGACGCGCGGCCCAGCAAGGCGGCCTGATGACCATTCTGGCGGTGGTGAAGGACGTTTGCGCGGCAGTCGGTGTGCAGGTGCCGGCTTCCGTGTTCGCCAGCATCACCGCCAATCGCACGATGCAGGAGATGCTCGCTGTCGCCAACGAGATGGCGCAGCGCATCGCTTACGACACGCGCGACTGGACCCTGTTCAAGACGGTGCAGACGTTCACCGGCAACGGCACGCAGACGGATTTTCCGCTGCCGGCCAACTACAAGCGCATGCTGCTCACCGCGAACGTCTGGCGCTCGACCGACACGCAGACGCCGATGGTGTTTGTCCCCGACGCTGACGAGTGGATACAGCGCCGCATGTCGAACGCGGGCGACATCTCGCGCGGCGAGTGGACGATGCTGGGCGGCAACATGGTGATCTGGCCGGCGATGGACGGAAGCATCCCGGCGTGGGTGGGCACGACAGCTTCCGGCGGCACGACAGCTTATGGCGTCGGGGCGCTCGTTCACGATCCGCTCGACTGGTCGCTGTGGACGAGCAAGGAAGCGCACGCCAGCAGCGGCAGCAATTTTGCCGCCGAGCGCGCAGCAAACCCCACTTGGTGGGCCTCGACGCCGCACAGCACCGCGACGTTCGTCTACCTCGACAAGAATTGCGTCGTGCTCGCGAGCGGCGGCTTCGGTGATCGCTTCATGGCCGATGGCGACAGCTTCCGGCTCGATGAGCGGCTGCTCAAGCTGGGCATGATCTGGCAATGGAAGGCGCTCAAGGGTTCGCCTTACGCCGAGGACATGGGCACCTACAGCGACGCGCTCGCCAACATGATGGGGCGCGACAGCCCCTCGCCGATCATCGTTGACAATCTGCCGATCTCGCGCGCCGTGCGTGTGTCCGGTTCGTGGCCGGCGACGTGGGGGCCGCAGCCGTGAGCGCACACGCCGCCTTCCGCCGTCAGCCGGTGCCGCAGCAGTATGCGCAGGCGCTCAAGGCGATCACCATCCCGGCGCCGACGCGCGGCATCGTGCAGCACGAGAACGACGCCTTCATGGGGCCGGGCTCGTGCGTGATCTCGGACAACTGGATGCCCACGATGAAGGGCGTCAAGCTGCGCGGCGGATGCACGCGCTGGTGCGTGCTGCCCGATGCGGTGCCGGTCGTTTCCGGTTTCGAGTACGTCAGCGGCAACACGCAGCGCATGTTCGCCGGGCAAGCCACCAAACTGTTCGACGTCACCGCGACGGTGCCGACGCTGATCAAGAGCGGCCAGACCAGCGGCAATTACTGCGCCAGCCAACTCGCCAATCTTTCCGGCTACTGGATGCTGGTGTGCAACGAGACCGGCGACAGCGTGCTGCGCTTCGACGGCACGGCATGGACGACGCTGACGACAGAACTGACCAACGGGCCTGTGCCGGGCACGTCGAAAAATCTCAGCTACGTCTGCAAGTACCGCAACCGCTTCTACTTCATCGAAACCAAATCGATGAACCTGTGGTACCTGCCGATCGACAGCCACCAAGGTCTGCTGACCAAAATTCCGATGTCGGGTGCGGCGTCGCGCGGCGGCTATCTGCTGTTCCTCGCCAACTGGTCGATCGACGCGGGCGACGGCATCGATGACAAGCTGGTCGCGGTCACCTCCGAGGGTGAGGCGCTGATCTTCACCGGCAACGATCCCGCCAGCCCGGCCACATGGCGGCAGGAGGGGCGCTACTTCGTCGGCCGTCCGATGGGCATGAACGCGCACGAGGCGGTCGGTGGCGATCTGCTCATCCTCACCGTCGAAGGCATCGTGCCGATCAGCCAGTCGATCACCAAGAGCGCGGGCGAGCTTGAGCTTGCGATGATCTCGCGCGCCATCAAGCGGATGTGGCGCGAGGAGGCGCTGGCCAAGATTGCGCTGCCGTGGACGATCCGGCGCTGGGACGAGTATGGCGGCATCTTCATCACGTTCCCCGGCGGCACGCCGGGCAATCGGTATTGCCTCGCGATGAACGCGGTGACCGGCGCATTCGCTCGCGCGGTCGGTTGGGATGCGATGTGCTTCCTGCGCATGCGCGCCGATATGTTCTTCGGCACGCAGGACGGCATCATCATGCAGGCCGATCGCACCGGCTACGACGATGGCAAGCCCTACGTCGCGACGCTGGTCGGCGGCTGGGAGATGTTTCAGGCGCGCTCGCAGATGGTGACGTGGCATCAGGCGCGTGCGGTGTTCACCAGCGGCGCGGTCGAGCCGTTCCAGCCGCAGCTTGATGCGACCGTGGACTACATCGTCGTGATCCCGCCGCCGCCCGCGCCCGGTCCCGACCCCGGCATCGCCGATGTCTGGGATCAGGGAAAGTGGGGACCGGACATGGGCGGCCCGCCGCCACCTGTGCCGACAGCACCGCAGCGTGCGCAGTACGCGCAATGGGATCAGCCATCGCCAGCACGACCGGCGAACCGAAACACGATGTGGGTGAGCATCGGCAAGACCGGCTTCAGTCACGCGCCGATCGTGCAGGTGACCGTCGCACAGCAAGCCAAGCCCGATGTCGAGCTTGTGTGTCTGCAGGCAACATTCGAGCAAGCCGGCATCAACGTCTGAGGAGAGCGTCATGGCAGGATTGATCGGCACGGCAGGCTACACGGGCGGTGATGGCGGCGGCATCGATCCCGAGACGCAGCGCATGCTGATCGCACAGGCGTTGATGGCGCAGGGCGGCGGCGGTGGCGTGCGCCAAGACCCCGACGTCGATGCGATGAACGGACGGCCGCCGATCTCACCGGGCGGCTTCGATCCCTCGACGGGCGCGGGCATGACGCTTCCCGGCGGCGGCACTTACGCCGGCAACGCGGCTGACATGCAGACAATCATGCGCGGCCCCGGATTTGGTTTCGGACCACTTGGCCCGCCGGATTGGCGAACCGGCTCCGGTGGCGCGAGCACGTCATCGGGCGATCAAGGCGGTGCGTTCTCCGGTTCCGCGTTGGGTGGCGGCAATAACGGCCCCGGCGTCAGCGGCATGACCGGGAACGCTGCGGTGGGTTACGACGCTGCTGTCGGCAACGCCACCGCTGGACTTGGGCAGGGCTTCGGTGGTGCGCTTGGCTGGGGCGGCAACGACACATCGGGGCTGGGCTTCGGTGGCCCTGCAGCGTCAGGCATCTTCGGCGGCGGTGCCTTTCAGGGGTCAG